GTCGTCGCTCCTCCTCCAAGCTTCTCCATGAATTTTTTAAATTCCTGATCCTTTTCAATTTGTCCCAAACGACCTTTAGCTTCGATATCAAGAGATGTAAAAAGAAGTTCTCTTATACCACCAAGGATGTCAAATAGTGTAGACTCAAATTTAGCAGACAATACCCCCGTTGCAGCAACTCCCTTCACACTAGGAAGTGCGCCGTTTGCTGTAGCAGCAAGCTTCTCTCTTGCTTCAAGCTGCTTTTGCCAATCGTCGGGTTTCTCTTGTTTCTTAGCCATTTTGTGCTAACTTCGCTTGTTGGTGTTGTGCGTTTTCCTCTTGAATATTTTGATTCAAAAGTATTCTATAAATCTCCAATTCCCACGGCATCATATTCTCTAGTTCTGTTAAGTTAAAATTGTGACCATGTACCATTTCAAACGTCAACCTATAGTAATGCTCTAGGTCAACGTGGGCGAAGCAAATGCGAAAAAATCCTGGAGTCCATTAAGTGTAAGGGTTTTCTTTTCATCTTTGTAAGTATATTCAATAGTATGCTTTAAACTGGGGATTGTCTCAAGAAAAGAATTCATCTTAGTCAAATCCTCAGTAGACATCTGTTCAACGAATTTTATCTGTTCTTGTTTTGTAGCATCCTTAAACGGAAAAGCCTCGTCATCTTTATAGATTGTATCAATCAAACGAGCAATTATATTGAACATTCTCTCTACTTCTGACTTCCCGCTAAGAGATTTCAGTTCACTCAATAGACCTAAATTTGGATAATTCATCTCAAGGGTTGTATCTTCTCTTAGCTTAATAATATTATGATCTTTAGGAACATCAATATTAATATCGTTAAGATTCAACGTAATATCAATATAGTCGTCTTCTGTTGGTTCCTTTTCTTCCTCCTTCAGTTCCTCTGCACGTTCTGGTGGAAGAAATCTAATTGTCGAAACATCATCGACTGACCGTATTCTTAACTGAACCATCAGATATTCAAGGTCGAAGGTTGGAAGTTTCTCAACATTAATCCTTGTAGTTAAAATACAGTCCTTTAAAATCTTAATGATAGCACTATACATCTGCTCCTCATCTTCACTCTCAATCGCCATCAATAGAATCTTTTGCTCTTTAGCTAAGAATGGTCTAATTCGAATTTTCTTTTGTTTTGATGGTAATTTAATTTCATACTCAGGTACAGATAATGTAGGTAATGGCATGTTATAGTCATCCTTTCTTAATGATATTGTTGTAACGGTCCTAGTAAAAGTGTAATCTTAATAATAGTTATCCTCAGTCATAGTCATTTCATCCACCCCAGCCCCACTATATCCAAACCGATCTGATTGTGTACTATCTCGGCTAATCTCGTTAGCAATCTCTACGGGTAACCATTTACGATATGCAAATGTTACGCTTAATTTGTGTATTGTATTTTCTTGTGAATGATCAAGTGTTAGTTCTGCTATACTCATAGGAAAAGCCTCGATCAATTTAATTGCGTATGGAGAACTATCCTGTGTAGTTAGCTGTCTCACCTCAATATCACTTACAAAATCTGAATAGTAACTGAACTCATGAGTAACAGGGTCCATGATTAATGCCTGCCACAAATCAAAGTATTGCTTTTCATACATGTCACGACCTATACGAAATGTGAATGTAGCATCAGCATAGATTTGTGAGTACGGAGCTTTTCGATACGGACCAAAATGCTGAACTTCTTTTGTTGCAGTTGCTTTACCGGGGAATGTTGCCCCTTCACAAGCAAAGTTAATACGCTCCCCTGTTAAAAACGGAATACCAAGACTGCCAAGTCCTGTAACTCCCATTGTTGTGGAAATTACACGATCAATGGTTTCTGATAAACTTCTCTTGGGATGTATCAATCCGGGGGGTGGAGAGATAAGAACTTCAAACCGATTACTACGAGATACACCATAGGCATTCAATGATGCTATGATATTTCCCATGAATGGTGGGAAAATACTTGAACCACTGAAGGGTAAATTTTTAATAAATGGTTGTAGTTGTGACATTGTATGCTTCTCGGTAGATTAGTTTTTTCTTATAAGACGTTGACTACGCATCCAAACCTGTCTCTTATTAGCTTGTCGAAATTTCTCTACAGGTAGGTGAATCGCTATTTCCCACTCATTTCCCGGCACTCTAATAATCTGTGAACGAATATGTTCTGGATCATATCTCTTTATCATTGCCTTATATGCTCTATACTTTCTTGATTTTTTCATTGTTGGATAGCGTAGCAGCAACCTGCTGTTTTCCTCTGGTGGTTGGTTGGTTGCCCATTTTATCGAATTACTTAAGAAAAGCGCCCGTGTCTTATAGTCCACATAGTGAAAGTTCAACCCAAGAAACGATCCATTTTTGTAAATCTTTAGCAAATAGATAAGAGGAAATCGGTCCCAATATGATAAATCACGCTTTCCTTTGGGATTATAAAAGAACATATAGAATCGTCCACGAAACTTTTGCTGTCTTCGTCTATCTGCATCTTTCAAAATCTCTTTTCTAATAGCACCATCTGCCTGAAATTTAGGTATTAATATACGCCGCTTTAATTCAAACCACTCGAATGCCTCCTTTGAAAGAGACTCTCGATTTGTTGCTTCAAATTCTTCTGATATGTTATCAAAAAATGTCTTCTTCTTAGCCATTGCTTTATTTATACGCTGACAAGTCTTTTTCTGTTAGTACAATAAACCTCCAACCTTGTTTATTTGCGTACTGTTCGGCTGCTTGCCATTTGGCTTTATTGATTGACCATGTTGCCAAATCTCTTGCATATCGTTTTCTTTGTTTCCAATGCGCACCTTCCTTTAAGATTGGAGCTTTACACTGCTGTGATGACTTGATTTCAACCAGCTTTTCCTCTATTTCTTGCTTATTATTTTTGTACCTGATAAAGAAATCTACGAAATATCGATGTCGCCTATTATCAACTGGAGAGATATACGGAATCGCCAATTCTTCACTAGCCCAATTCATTACATTTGGATGTCGATCTAAGTATGACATGAAGCGATATTCGAGCCAACTCCTATAAATAATGTTTTGTGGGTTCCCCAAGTATTTACTTGGTTCTTTGGGACGAAAGCGGCCTTTATAAGACATTAAAGTTCCAATATAAATAAGTTGTAATTCCCCTGTATATTTAGTGAGACACAGCTATGGCACAAACACTCGATCCTTCACAAGCACAAGGTAAGTCTGGAAAAAAGACTGTTGCAACAATTGCTGCTGAACACTCTAAGTATGATTTTCAACAATTGATTTATCCTTTAGAACTGGAAAACGATCCGGGTCTTGGTCATTATATCATCTTTTATATTAACGAATCTTCAGGATCGAAATTTAAAACAAGCCTCCAAGAAACAAAAAACGTGGCAGCCACAGGTATTGCTGGATTAACTGGAGCGTCCTTTGAAGCAGCCACTAAAGGTGACCTAGCATCTAAAAATCAGTCACTCACAAGGCGTAAGTTGGGATTGGACAGAACTACTGTGCGATCTAAACGAGCAATTATACTCTATATGCCAGCACAACTATCCACTACGTATGGGTTTCAATATGAAGATACGGATCTATCTGGGGCCGTAGCGTTGAAGGGTGCAGGTTCGGCAATATGGAGTAAACTTAAATCGATGGCTACTGGTTCTGGTGAAGAGGTTGACGCAAGTATGGCAGGAGATATAGTTAAGATAAGAGGATTGAAAGCACTTCAGAGTATCGCTGATACAGCAACATCTGCTGCGGGATTGGGCGGTGCAGCAGGAATCGTGGGTGCTACATTTCGAGCAGTCACCAACCCACATATGAATGTTTTGTTTAAAACAGTTGATCCAAGAACATTCTCATATGAGTTCGATTTTATGCCAAAAAGTGAAGATGAGGCTCAAGTTGTTCATAATATTATTACAGCTTTCAAGTTCTATGCACACCCGGAACTACAGGGTGAACCTGGAAAAGACTCGTATGGTACATTTTGGACATTTCCCGGTGAATTTGAAATTGAATTTTATAGTCATGGTGTAGAAAATAAGTTCCTTCATAAGCAGGGGGTTTGTGTTTGCACAGGAATTAGTGTCAATTACGCTCCTGATGGACAAGTTGCTTTACATAAATCTGCGACTTCTGGGGGTGGGTATACCACTGGAAATCCCCCTGTTCGCACAACTTTGTCAGTCTCATTTAAGGAAATAGAACTACTAACCAAAGAAAGAATTGCTGAAGGATATTAAGCTATGGCATATTTTTCAAACTTCCCAAAAATCATCTATGATTTAAACAAAGATAAGAACCGAAAGCTTATTACAGATATTTTACGTCGTGTTGTGATTCGTCAAAAGATCAAGACAAATGGTAGCGTATTTGAAAATTATCAAACAAGTGGATTAGATCGTCCAGAAATTTTAGCTGATAAAATCTATGATAATGTAGAACTCTACTGGATCATAATGATGATGAATGATATAGTTGATCCTTTCTATGATTTTGCATTGGATGATCAGAGTATGGAAACAATTATCGATACGAAATATCCTGGACAAGCTTTCTTTTTGGATGATGGTTTAACAGAGGATGCAACAAACATAGAGGCTATAACGCGCGCAAGTGATCCTGAAGTTATGTTTCCCAAAGGAGCAAGCTTGGTAAAGGTGGATGCAGAAGAAAATTATGCCACAGTTTATAGATTTAATAGAACATATCAAAGGTTAGAAGTTACAGATATTACTGGATCATTCTCTATTGGTGATCAGATTTTGGCAAGAGTTGGTAGTGAGACAGTAACTAGAGCAACAATAGGAAGAATTATGAGCCGTAATACTGACGCATTACATCACTTTGAAGATTCTGATACTGGTGATACCCTTTCTCCTCTACCAACATCCACTACTACTTTAACAAAGAATTTGAAAAAATATATTGATAAGATTGATCCCGAAGAACAGGAGTCTTCGAGTGTAAAAACAAATAGAGATTATGAAGATTCTTTCAACGAAGCGAAACGCGAGATCAAGCTGCTTTCTCCAAAATTTGTTTCAATTGTAAAGCAGGAATTTGAAGAGTTGATTAAACAATAATATACAATGGCTGATAATCAAAATAAATTAGAGCAAGTTAACTCGGTTGATATCGATAAGTTAACTATTACGACACAAGATGGAACAGAATTTGATCTTCGAGCTGTCTTTGGTGTAATTAATATCTTTGAGGATATCTTCAGCAACACTCTATCTGGAAATATTCTGATTACAGATGGAAGTAATTTTGTCAGTCGATTTGCAATTAGTGGTCGAGAACGTCTGCATATTAGATGGAGAACTCCAGGTCGTGAATCATTTACTGATATGACATTTCAAGTTTATAAGATATCTGGTCGAAGTCCAGTTTTAGAACGAGTTAAATTTTATACGTTTCATTTTACATCTCTTGAAGGAATTAAAGACACTATTACTCGTATTGATCAATACTACAACGCACCAATTGGAAAAATTATTGAGCAGGTCTTCAACAACTATCTACGAAATGAGGATATTCCTAAAGAGTTGATCGATATAGGGAAAACAAAAGACAAGGTTGCTGTCACAGTTCCTGGATGGAATCCATTAAAGTTGATTAACTGGTTATGTAAACGCGGTGTTTCAGAAACATACAGAAATTCAGATTATTTTTTCTATGAAACGATCAATGGTTTTCATTTAATGTCATTAGGTTCATTAGCACATCGGCCGGTTGTAAAGGAATATATTCAATCTACAATGCCTGTTCGTTCTACGGAAGATCGTCGTGTGCGTGAACTCGATACAGAGTTTCGTACATATGAAGACTTCGTAGTTCATGATTCATTCAATACATTTCAACATACACAAAACGCATCCTTTGCCTCAAGATTGATAACACATGATCTTGTTACCAAAAAGATAGAAGAACACACATATGATTATTTAAAACGAACAGATATTAATAATTATCATAAGCCCGGAAACCAGTCTCACATGGAACCTTATCCCATGTTAGCAGAAGGTGACATGCTTGCAAAGCAAGCAAAGATCAATACATTTTTCTATCCAAAACACAAAAATCTTCATAATGGATTTAAAAATAATCATGTAGAGGATTGGTTACAGGAACGAAAGTCAAATTTGAATCTAATGGGACATGTGAAATTATCATTAACGGTTCCAGGAGATACAGGGGGTTCAGATAGGTCTAGAGAGGTTGGTGATGTTGTTCTAGTACAATGTCCATCTATAGAATTTGATCAACCAGAGTTTGAAGCAGACCTCTATCTAAAGGGGAAGTATATGATTACTGCAATTCGTCATATGATCAGTCTTGATGATTATAAACTTAAACTGGAAGTTTCAAAGGACTCATTACCATCACCAATTCCTACAAAAAAAGTAGAAGCTGATGTTTCATCATCGAGTAAGGACTATAGGAATCAAGTTTCCGCAGCACCAGATAGTGGACCCCCCGCACCGCCACGACGCAAACGACAACGCGCAGTTGACTGGACGGGCCATAAAGTAGGGGAAGGGCAGGAGGGCGACGATGACGCACTCGACTAGAAGGAGGCTCCCTATTGTCTGATATGATTTGGTATGGTGTTGTAGAAGACCGTAAAGACCCACTAAAATTGGGTCGTTGCCGAGTCCGCATACTTAAACATCATACAGCCATTCGAGGAAAACTACCAACTCAACATCTTCCTTGGGCATATCCAGCACAACCAATTACCTCTGCTGCAATGAGTGGTGTTGGTCAGACCCC